AAATTTTTCTTTTAGAGCCTTATCAATCGCCTCATAAACTTCAGTACGCTTGTCACCTAGCACATCATAGATATCGTAACTACCCGTTACAGACTCGATTGCCCTTTGCACTGCTGGAGATACTACACTATCATTTACTGTTTTCAAGGTAGTGTAGTTAGAGAATACCGTCATGGCTTTTTCCTTATTGACACGATATTTCACATCAATATTGGTGTTGAGCCACTGACCATCTTTAGTCTGAGTCGTGATTTTCTCCATTGTTTTTGTTTGAACAGATGTCGATAAGGTGTAGACTTTATCAATAAATGGCATTTTTAGATGATATCCTGTTTGCAGGGTATTTTCTTGCACACCACCAATTGCGCTAACCTTAACCCCAACTGTATTAGCTGGGATACGTTTCACAGCCGTGAGACGAAAAATCCCAAGTGAAGCAACAGCTGCAACTGTAATGATACCGCCCTTAGCAAGTTTTGTAAGTGTCGTTTTTCCTGTTTCGTCATTGTATTGTGTAAACATTATTTTTACTCCTTTTTTAAATCATTTTTCCTTCAAATACTAATGTAATAGTCCCTGTACCATCTCTGTGCTTAGAGATCAAAGCACGACAATCTGAACCATAATCAACACCATCAATCATGATGCTATGCTTTATTTTGTCAACGTTGATGATGGATCCATTTGATGTCTTAATTCTCATGTTCCATCTCCTCAATCAACCAATCAAGGTTCTTTCTGGCTTTCTTCAGGTCTTCAAGACCATTTTTCTTCTGATGCCGTAGTATGTACTTCAAGCTGTTACCCATAAAAAATCCTTTCAACTGCTCGTCTGTCATAAAGTTTCTTAAAGCATCGATAGATTCCATGCCAAATCTTCCTTGGTAGTGGCTTGGTTTGTTTATGTTATCAATTATTTCTGGGTTCATTCCTTATCCTCCAAAAGTTCTAAGATTATTCGGTTCCATTCTTCAGTTGTTGTTTCTCTAAAATCAAACTGAGACATCATTTCAGCTCTTTTAAATAATGCTCTCTTAAATAATGAAGTTTTTCTGGAAAAATCCATGTCATCTGTTTTAAATTCGGTTATGATTTTCTTTCCGTACCCCTCTATTTCTACATAAACTCTTGTTTTACTATAAATAGGGAGAGGCTCCACCCAAACACTTCCTTTCAAGTCTGAATCATCGACTTTTTTAAGCATTAACGATATTTTCTTAGCTTCACTCTCTTTTTTAGCTCCACTGAAAGGGTATCTTTTCGGTCTCATTCCTTATCCTCCAAAAGCTCTCTGTTTTCGTAGATGTTGCCCACAACCTCACAATCAGTATGTCGTAACCACAATTCACATCCGTGTTGTTTGGATTCAAGACGATAGGCTCCGCCATAATGTCTTACAACCTCGTAATAAGTAGGTTCAGAATAGACATCCTTAGACATTTTGACTATATCTCCCTCAAAGATTTCCTTATCATTCTTATCTCTGAGTCCTGTTGATTGCATGAGTTCGATGTTTTTAAAGCCAATAAATCTTAGTACGTTATCATCATCTACATATTCAGCTTCTTTATCATCGAAGTATAATCCATCAACAAGATGTAATTGTGATGTAATTCTATTCCACAGCCTAAATTTCGGTATCATACCAAATCCTCCTCTTTGACGAACGTACCATCGATCCATTTACCTTTTCGGTCTTTGATTTCTTGGTAAGCCAGTTCAAAACTTTCTTCGAAATCATAACCGAGTGCGGTGCTGATTGATTTTAACGAATCAATGGAAAATGATAGATACATCTTACACATAGATTTTTCTTCCCAACTGTAGAACCTTTGAAAGCAGCTGATATTTTTATTTAAATCTTTAAAATAATCAGGCACATCTTCTTTAAAAATCACTATAGAATCATCAAATATTTCTTGGACATCTACCTTTATCAGCAACGCCAGACCGACAATCACGACTGCGCAATCTCCGATACTGTCCTTGGTTAGTTGCTCATTCTTCTTGAGATAGCCAGCGCATAGTTCGCCGAACTCCTCACTAAGTTTTAGTGACTGCTTGTCTAACCGTCCACCGTTTTCAAGGTCACGGTCTATAAACCATTGTTTTACATTTTCTAGTGTGTTCATTCTTTTTCTCCTAAAAAATCAAAAATTGTAGTCTGATATAGTGGCCTAGAATAGACTGGTTTGAAAGGTTGAGAGCATCTGCTCCTGCGCTTTCTTATAAAAATCCTTTTTAATTTCAAAACCATAGGCAGACCGTCCCATTTCTATTGCAGCTCTCAAAGTTGAGCCACTTCCAGCTACTGGGTCAATAACAACATCGTCTGGATCAGTAAATATTTCAATCAATCGTTTTAAAACTGGTATAGGTTTCTGCGTCGGATGAATCGTGGGATAGTTACTATCTTTCTCCCAAGGAGCATGATTCAATACCATTGATCCACTATTGTTGAATTTCGGTAACTTGTCACGATATAAAACAGTCGCTTCTTCAACAGCGCCAACAATCTTCATGTTGGCTTTTAAAACTTGTGGACTTGATTTCTTTGTAAAATAGAGCGGATAAGCGTTATTAAAGCCATGTTTTTTACCACATTCAATAACCATTTCTCGCTGTTGCCAAGCGTGGAATACAATCATAGCTGGCGCTTTCCCCTTTTCTTTCGGTTCTTTTTTGAGTAACCGAGAGCAGAAATCGAAAAAATTATTAATTTTGAAATCATTGTCTGTATCAAAAAATGACTTTCCTGCCAGTTTACTCTCGCCGTTTTTATTATCTCCATCCTTGTACCAACGGGGGTCTGAAGCATACGCATTATTACCTAAATTATAAGGAATATCAGCGATAATTAACTGCGCCCTTGGAATCTGATACCTTTTAGCATTTTCAAAATGATCGTTGTATAACTCGCATTTCATTTTAAATCATCACCTCATCCCCAACTTTCACTTTATCGTACTGTTCTCTAGTGACTACAAAAATCCCATAATCTCTGATAGTCACTGTATACAGCTTGCCATGTCGTCCTTTCTCGACGACTTTACCGAATATCTCAGCGCCTTGATTATCAGCTTTATAGACAATCATCGGACACTTTTCTTCTAGTTTTTTAATATGGATACTCTGCCAGATATTTAGTCCAGCTGATAGCAGAATCCAAATAGCTATGAATCGTTTCATGTTACCACCTCATATATAAATATTTCGTGTCAATATCTTGTTCTAAAATACACTCCTTCAATGACTGTAAGACCTCCAATGCATCACTGACTGTTCCCCATTTATTTGCAGGTTCATACTGTACATACTTTTCAGGGTGTCGTTCTAACTCAGAGATACCACGTTGAATATTTTCAAAAATATCAGCAATATTGTAAATTGCACCTTGGTCAAAATCCCAATCCATAGCGACCCTAAACATTCTTCCAAGATTGTATGTCGGAGAACTATATTTTGGTTCAGCGATATAAATATAACTTCCGTTTTTTATTTTTGCTAAAATCTCCAAATCGTAACTCATCACTCAACCTCCTCAAAATAACTATGAAATTTACTTAAATTGACAATAGCGACCTCTTCGACAAAATGTTTTTCGATGTCAAAGTCTGGATCATTTTTTCCAAACTCTTTCTTTATCGCTTTTTCGGCCAGCGAAGGTAAAGCGAATATATTTGCTCCATTTCTTAAGGCAAGCGCTTGACCGTGTTTATTTACTATTCGATAACCCACATCAAACGGTCTGATTTTCGTTGGGATTTTTATGCGTTTGTTTTCATTTTTTATTGCTTGTTCAATCGTTTGTACCATCAATCCACTCCCTCTATATCAAACTCTAATCTATAATGCCCTTTTTCCTCACTTAAGCCACCATAAACAAAGGATAACTTTTTGATAACCTTATGATTATCATCTGTCCAAATACCTGCATCAGTCATGCCATCAATGATAGCCTTGACTGTCGGATACAAGTTAGGTGGATCTAATTTAGACTTAGTAGGGCTGTAAATTGTAACTGTAACCTCACAAGGGTTAGAGGGGCTAAAAGCAGCCCTCCCTTTATCCTTGTTCATTGATGTATGCCAATAAGCAAAAGCTCTAATGCGCTTAGTAACTTTAGCCTTATCTGTTTGGTGCTGCCTGTCATTACTATTGATAACCATATTTAGAGATTTTAGCTTAGTGTTTCGAGGCAAAGAAAACTCAAATTTCATCTCACTTGCTCCAAAAGATGTTTAGCCAACGCTAATTGCTTTAAGCTAAATTCAAATCCTGTAATAAAGAAATCGTTGTAAAATTTATCTTCATTATCTGGCAATGTATTGTAATGATCACGCATTGCTTCAGCCGTTTTGGTAAAGACTCCCTCGATATAATCAATTCCTTTGATGACTTCTTTTTTCTCACGCTCAAGGCGTTTTTTCTTTTGTCGCTTGTTCATCGCTTACCTCATTTCTTCAAATAACCTGGTGCATCATCCCCTATGTTGATGCTCTCATATTGCTCTTTAGTGACAAGAAATTTGCCATAAGCTCCGATAGTAACCGTATAATGACCATCA